ACAACGGTTACGACGACTCATGTAGACACGACGACCGTGGTGGCGCGGACAGGAACCGACTTTGTGTCCTGCATCTACGTAGATGGGGTACAGAGCGGCTGCTCTACCCAGAGGACATGGAATGACAATGAAACAACGGTTACCGCTGGCGACGCCTACACGTCAGCCTCTACGACGAATGCCACGGTGGCTACCGAGGAGGGCTGTGCTGAGGGTGGCTGGAGAGGCATGGGGGACTGGTGCATCGTGCAATCCTCTAGCCGCCAAGACCGCGACCATATCCAGTTCTCTTTGACCGAGGTGACCAGTGTCCGCATCGACGCTGAAACAAATCTGACTCGCGCCCAGTTCAATACAAGTAACGAGGCTGCCGACCCGTATCTCTACCTCAGAGAAGATACGGACTCTGATCAGGGGGACCACTCAGGGGATACGGGCAGCATCGCACCCGGCGGCACGATTGAAACGGACGATGACGGTGGGAGCGACTGTGGAAGCACTTGCACCAACCCGCCTAGCAGTGCGGTGGATGTGGATGAGACACCCACTATTACCTACTGCGACACCGGAGGGGCTTGCTCTGATGGTGTCCCCGTGATCGACAACGTGAGTGATCAGTGGGATGCCCGCATTGTCCGCACGGACATGGCTGTGGGTAACTATGTGGTGCAGGCTTCGGTTTACAACACAACGAACAGCGGTTGGTACCGCCTGACCATTGAAGAGGTTGAATGATGAAAGTTTGGATCGACCAAGACCTCTGTACTGGTGACGGCCTTTGTGCCGAGATTTGCCCCGACATCTTCGAGATGCACGACGACGGGTTGGCTTACGTCAAAGAAGTCGGATGGCCCACGATGTACGGACCTGATGGGGCAGCCAAGGGGGAACCTGTCTACCAGATGGCTACGGGTTTAGCCGGTGTCCCTGAGGAGCATTTGGAGGCTGTTATTGAATCTGCCGACGAATGCCCCGGTGAGTGCATCTATATTGAGATAGAATAGGGATAGAAGGAGAAGTGATGACTGTCTTAGTACATGAAACCTTTAAAGAGGGCTGGCAAGACTCGTGGAAGGGCGACATCAAGAACGCCTATGTGAGTGGCGACTCGCTACGGCTGATGTTCCGAAACGGTGACCACTATGGTTGCGCCCTCTATCAAGAGGTGCCACCCTGTCGCCATGTGAAGGTGTCCTACATGGTCAGGGCGCTTGGCAACTGGAACTCCCACAGTACGGGAAAGACACTGGGATTTGCCGATCTGCGGTACAAGAACGCCAGAGGCCAATCCTACGGACATGGCAACAGGCAGCCTAACCCCGACGGCTTCTCGTTCCGCACATGGTTCGGCAAGACCAAGGATGGCTTCATGCCTATCGGTATGTATTTCTACCATCTGGGTCAGGGTCCAAAGTGGGGGGATTCCATCAAGGTCGGGCAACTCAAGGTGGGCGGTACTGCTGTTCTCTTTGAGTGTGAGGCCGATTTCGATGAGGGTTTCATCCGTGCCCGACTGGACGGCGGCGACTGGGTTAGACATAACCTAGTTGTAACAGATAAAACTGCTGTTACTTGGGCATGGTTGGACGCCTACTACGGCGGACCTGCTGTCTCCCCCGACAACATGGCATGGGACATCTCCGACTACAAGTTGGAGAACCTCGGTACCGATCTTGCCGACCCCGGCATTGACTGGGACGCCATCGCCAAGATGGTTGCTGAGAAGGAAGAGGCCGCTAAGGAAACCGCAGCATCTGAGAATCCGGTACCACTAATCAAAGGGAGCATCTCTGACCGTCTTCGTGCGTTGGCTGATGAGTTAGAGGGCACCTGATACACTGTAATAGTCCTACAAACCGTTCCAACGAAAGGGCACTACGTGGACGTAGACAACATTCAACTCAATCCCCAGACGGTCATCAACGAACTTCAGTCACGGCTGAATGCTTTGCAGGGCGAGAACGTCGTGCTGGCGTCGATGGTAACTGAACTTCGGTCCCTTCTGGCGGAGTCACAGGACGAGGAGTCTGCCGAGGATGCCGAGGAATAAAGGTGGCCTAGGTCCCAACTGGCAGGGCTTTGACAGTTATCTGACTGAGGAGTTCAAATCATCAGTTTCTACGTCTGGGCCTCTTGATCCGCAACACTTCGATGCTCGTGACGAGCCCACGACAGCCGACAGACAGCAGGCAGGATCTGCTACCTACTCGTTCTCCATTGAGCGGGAGAAGGAGCGACAGGAACTCGGCCCTGAAGAAGAGCAACCAACTGGGTTTATCGCACCACAGGTAAACGGGGTTGACTTCAACAGTACCCGTGTAGCGTGGTATCGCTACGTGCCCAACGACCCCAACGATATGACTGACGCTGGGCTGGGCACTATCTTCATGCGCTTTATCAAGCGCGGGGACCAGTACCGTTATGACAGCATACCCTTCGCTGTGTACGCATCCATGACCGGACAAGGGGTGTCTAGGGGGAAGTTTGTTAACAGTACCTTGAACCATTACCCGTACACCAAGGTAGGTAGTAACGATGAGGCTGGTGTGTTCTTTAACTGATGTACTGGTTCAGTATGGCAGCCCTGTTCTGCGCTGGGATCGTAGCGCTGTTGGGGTGGTATGAACTTAAGAAGTAGGGTCATAGGGTACTCCCCTCTGGCTCTGGGGGTCTTGTTACTCCCTGCACTTCCCTTTATGCGAGGGTGGTGGTTACTCGGCACGGGTGTGGCTGGTATGCTCTGTTGGTGGCTAGTACTGAGAAACACACTGGACTTAGTACAAGGGGTGGGGCCTGTGTACTGGTTGACACGCCAGACGGACGTAAAGAAGATCGGGATACAGAGTTCCTTTATGAGGGAAACCGACTACCCGTGGAGGAATGGTCGTGGGATTCAGGCTGTGGTCCCGTATCGGACCTTTCAGGTCGGGGTCTGCAAACCCTCTGAGCACTACACAAAGGAAGAGGGCCTACTCCACTCGTTGGTGGGTAGGAGACTTTCCAGTAAACCAAAGGAGATTAGAGAGTGGCACTGAAGTTTTGGGGTGACAGTAAGACCCATGCCGTTGCTACCTTTGATCGTCCTTCTCGTGTTACCCAGATGAGCACGTCGGATCTGAGGGACTGGATGGACCTAGAGATCATGCACCTTGGTGAGGCGTTTGATAGGTGGCGTCACCACGGATATGGTGGTGACGACGTTACCGCCCGAGTAGAGATGCTTGCCGCTATGTGGGATGAACTAGCGGAGCGTGACGAATGAGTGTCGCTACCGAAACTGAGGAACAGGCGGGCTTTGATGACATTCCCGAGTTGGACATTGATGTCGAACTGGATGAAGCATCCAATGAGTTTGTCTCTGAGTTGGTTAAGAAGTTAGTACTGTTCACAGAGGAGTTCTGTGGTGTAGAGTTCTTCCCTTATCAGATTCCCATAGCCTACAGGTTCATTGAGTCTGTTGTTGTCGGAGACGGTGAAGAACTGACCCTCATAGCCACCCGCCAGAGTGGTAAGTCAGAGGTGTTGTCCAACGTCATTGCCTCCATGATGGTTATTCTTCCCAAACTGTCCAAGATTTATCCTGTGTGGCTGTCTAAGTTCAGCAGAGGGTTCTGGTGCGGGGTGTTTGCTCCTACTGAAGATCAGGCTGACACCGTGTTTAGTCGTATTGTTTCCCGGCTAACCAGTGATCACGCCTTGGAGTTCCTGCTTGACCCGGAGATTGACGACAAGGCTTCGTCAGGTGGAGCACGAGGTAAGGGTAAGATTGTCTCGCTGAAGAACTCCGGGTCACTCTGTCGGATGCAGACTTGTAACCCCAAGGCCAAGATTGAGTCGAAGACGTACCACTTCGCTGTTGTGGATGAGGCGCAGGGAGCCGACGAGTATGTGATTGCCAAGTCCATCAAGCCCATGTTGGCGTTCAACAATGGCACCATTGCTCTAACTGGTACTGCTACTCGTAACAAGTCGTACTTCTACAAGATGATTCAGTTTAATAAACGTCGGGACATCAACAAGAAGCGCGGGCAGCGCACGTCTCACTTTGAGTATGACTGGACCGTAGCGGCTAAGTACAACGAGAACTACGGCAAGTTCATTAGAAAGGAGAAGGTGCGTATTGGGGAGGACTCAGACGAGTTTCGCATGTCCTACCTCAACCACTGGATGCTTGAGAAGGGGATGTTCGTCACTGAGGAGCGTCTGGACCGTCTGTATGACACCTCCATGCAACTGGTTCCAGAGTGGTGGCGTACTCCCATTGTCATCGGCATCGACGTGGCTCGGTCCAACGATTCCACAGTCGCCACGGCTGTGTGGGTTGACTGGGATCACCCCGATGGTTTGGGGTTCTTTGAGCATCGGGTCCTGAACTGGCTGGAAATACATGATACGGACTGGGAGTCTCAGTACTTCAAACTCGTGGACTTCGTGCGTAACTATGACGTTCTGCGTGTCGGGATTGACGCCCAAGGCGTGGGGGGAGCCGTGTCCGAGCGTCTGGCCCTGTTGCTGCCAGACATTGAGGTGCTTGGTCTCTCCTCCGATGCAAAGGCCCAGAACGAGCGCTGGGTACACTTAACTGAGTTGATTCAGCGTGACCAACTGGTCATTCCGGGGCACTCAAAGGCTAAGAGAACTCGCCGTTGGAAGAAGTTTAACCAGCAGATGGTGGACTTAGAGAGGATCAACAGAGGACCATACCTGCTTGCTGAAGCCCCTGAGGAACGGGGGGCTTTCGATGACTACCCCGACAGCCTAGCCTTGGCCTGTTGCTTGACAGTATACGATGTTATGCCAACTGTGTCCGTTGCTGAAAATCCATTCTTCGTTTAGTGGTATTATAGAGGTCAGGTACCTACCCGTATTCCCCGGAGGATTTCATGGCTAATGTAGCAAACCCAACAGTCGCTCCCGCAGCGCAGTTCCCTGAACGCGGACCCGAGGTCGGTAGCCACGGGTTTGAGCGTGTTATCGGACCCGACGTGCCAATGCAGCGTGGCCCACTTCGCTTTGAAGAGGGTGTCGCTACCGATACTGACGTGCCCAACGATTTCATGGTTGGCTCTCAGATAGACGTTTCGTCGGCCCCCGGTCGTGCTAACCACAACAACCCGGCGATGTTCTACAAGCCCGCCGAGCAGACGATGGCAGAACGTGCCCACGTCGGCTCCGCCTCATGGATTGAGGCTCCGTCGGTCCTTGGAGAGTTCGTTCAGGGTGTCGTGGCTGGAGATGGAATGCCCAAGTTTGAGCGTTCCTTCAACTCTGGCGCACACATGAATCGACCGAGCGCAGTTCGCGTCAACGACTGATCCCCGTTCACAACTAGGACGGGTACAGGGCCGTGGCTCAATCACAGTATACGATTGCCAGCGGCCAGCAGTTTGGTGCGGTAGTAAACCGCATGGTCAACATGGGTATGCACCTGCCTGACTCTGTAGTAGATAGAGGAATGGACTGGTACCCATCAGTACACGAGATTGTTAAAGGACAGTCACGAGATGCTGGGTTATCTCTATCTCAGGGCTCAGGTATTGTTGCCGCTGTCTCCCCTAACGTAGAGTTTGCTTCTAAGAACATAAAGGCCCTTGAGGAGATAGGAAATCTATCTCCCCAGAACTGGGATGACATCCACAGGAGCGCTTCCCGTAGATTCCCGACGGGGCATCAACACGCTGGCAATCAGATGCCACGGCTACCAGAAGTTTCGGCCATGCTGAGTGAGGTAGTACCTTCAATATCTGGGGTGTATGACGATGGATTCGCCAAGGCTCACCGCATTCTGCAAGGGCAGGAGTGGAGGGATGTCCTCACGGCTCCAAAGACCTATTCGTTCGCAGAGAACATTGAGGACCCCAGTTCCACGAAGACTACGGTGGACGGACGGTTTGCAGACGTTATTGCCAACAAGCGGGTACCGTGGAAGGACGAGCGCGGTTTAACGAAGGCTAGGGACGGCAGGGGGCTAACCGGAGTGGGGAGGGGGTCCTACCAACGGGGTGAGTCCCGTTATGACTCTTTTGAGCGGGTGACCGACACCGTGCGGGATCGCTTGGGTGGGAGTGATCCTCGCTTTGCAGGTGCTTCGTCCAAGGACATTCAGGCGACTCTATGGGTTGGGGCTGAGGGGATTGAACGCTCACAACTTACTCAGAAGGGCACGCAAAGGACCGACGGTGAGCGCCGAGCAGGGCAGCCCTATGTGACTCCTAGCGGCCAGCCGTTGGAACGTGACTCACACTTCTGGGATCAAGCATGACCGAAGCATGGGGACTCGTCGTGGCGGCACTGGTCACCGGCACATTCGGTGTACTGGGAGTCCTGCTACGTAGCCTCCGCAGTGAGAACCGCCGGGACCACGCTGTGGTAGCCAACAAACTTACCGGCCTCGCCCGTGCTCTTGAGTTGATCAAGGGCTCTGTGGACCACAATGGTGAGATCCTGAACGACCACTTGGAGTGGCACAAGGAACCTACCAAGCCCCCTAAAAAGAAGAAGACACCTGCCAAGAAGTGAAGTGCTCACCTGAAGGTGTTGTGTCGTGTAACATGAGTAGTAGCAGAAGGAGTACTTGCTTTGATGGACGCTCAGACCGTAACCCTTGTGGAGGCCCTAGAGACCCCTCTTCGGAGCCCACGACCCCGTGACTGCCTGTTTGCTCGTGTCAGCGATGGGCTGGAGGAGGAAGAGCAGACAGCCCTGAATAAGGCGTTGGATAAGATCCGATCTGACCTTAATAACGGACAGCGTAAGGTCTATTCCACAGCATGGCTGGCGACGGTGCTCACCAGTCAGGGGTACAGCATCTCGGCAGCAACGATTCAACGTCATTTGCGAGAGTCGTGTGGTTGTTACGCCAATGGTGAAACCCAGTGAGTACGTCTAGCGAACTATCCAAACGCTTGGGCAACGGCCCACCCAAGCAGGCCCTAGGCAAACTGGCTGACCTGCTGGATCGGCATAATATAGACTTAGAGGAGATAGGGGACATCAAGAAGGTGTCCCTGTACCAGTCTCTAACGAAGGACGCCGATGGTGAGGCTCAGATACATGATCTGGTTGGTATTCAGATTTCGCCATCGTGGGAAGCGGGCCCGGAGTGGCCCGTCATCCACCCCGGACCCATCATCAAACTTCCCAAGGGTGCTACCCCCACCAAAAAGAAGACGGCGTTAAAGACCTGTGTCGTACTACCCGACATGCAGATCGGGTACTTCCGAAACAAGGATGGGGAACTGGAGGGAACTCACGACGAGGAGGCCATAGCGTTGGCTGTGGCAATGGTCTCCGACATCAAGCCCGAGTTGCTGGTGCTGGTCGGAGACAATCTGGACCTCCCAGAGTTGGGTAAATACCGTCTGGCTCCAGCCTTCCAACAGACCACCCAAGCATCGGTGGACCGGGCCACAGAGATTTGCGCCCAGTTGAGGGCTGCTGCTCCCCATGCTGAGATCAAGTGGTTGGCGGGCAACCACGAGGAGAGGCTGACCAACTTCATGTTGGACAACGCTGCCGCAGCCTTCGGTATCCGTGTCGGTACTCGCCCAGAAAGTTGGCCGGTTCTAAGTGTCCCCGGCCTGTGCAGGTTGGACGACTTCGACATTGAGTACCTTGCTGGGTACCCCGCTTCCTGTGTGTGGATCAATGAGCACATCAAGGTCATCCACGGCGACATGGTCAGGTCTAATGGTAGTACCGCTCATGCCTACCTGAACCGTGAGAAGGTATCGGTACTCTATGGGCATATACATCGTCGTGAGTGGGCAGAGATGACTCGGGAAGACTATGACGGTCCTAGGACTGTCGTCGCAGCGTCACCCGGCTGCTTGGCTAGAATCGACGGAGCGGTGCCATCCACTAGGGGGGGCACCGACTTAGACGGCAGGCCCTTGATGAGACACGAGAACTGGCAACAGGGCCTCTGCGTGGTTCAGTACGAAGAGGGGGACGGCAGGTTCAACCTTGAGATGGTGACGATTCGTGACGGATGGGCCATGTACAGGGACAAGGAGTACTGTAAGTAGTGGTACACTTGGGTATGCCTGATACCCCCACTGATCTAGCCACCAATGACCCGGTGGACATGAGTGGGCCAGCGGTCTATGATCGCATCAACCCAGACGAGGTCGTTAGGGAGATGCACGAGGAGGGGGGCCTTACGGTTAACCCCCGCACCGGAGAGCGTCCTGAGACGGGTGTCTTTGTTTCAAAAGAGGGCCACGAGCAGAAGCACGGCCTTGAGTCATTCGGCAAGGAGCAGTTAGCCACGTACATCAACTCACCGAGGCATCTGGACTCCCTAACTGGCTTGGACTCACTAGTTGGGGGCTGGAGTGAAACGGGAGAGGCGTACTTGGATGTATCCCGTCAGTTCCCTGAATCACCACAGGGGTTTAGTGACTCACGCACCTATGCGAAAGAGAACAACCAGATCGCTTCGTTCCAACGCTCAGACTTCTCCACTGAGTACAACCCCAATCACCCGAAGAACATTGCTCCGGGGCATGTGCTTGTAGAAGGTGAGGCTGATCGGTGGGAGAGCAGCAGAGACCCCCTAGACACCGACCAGCCTATTGTGGAGCGCGAGTCTGACAACCAGCGTGGCTGGATGTTCGGCGGTACTTAGATCAACTTGTTGTTGGTCAGGTAGACCAGCACATCCACAGTCAGTTGTTCAGCGATCTCTTTGAGGATCTTGGGATGGTCAACGATCAACTTCTCCAGCGTGTCGGAGAGGAACACCTCAAAGTGGTGCTCTAGCCACCCGTACTGAAACTTGTCGACAAGGTCAGTCGATATTTTGGCGATAAGTGCCTGATCAGGGTATGTTTCTAGGGGATCAGTCACTACCGTACTTTCCGTTCCGGGCATGGTTTCGCTCCTTGGTTCATCTGGCTCATGTATAATAGTAGCCGCTGACCCTATGGGAAAGCAAGTCCTATTTCCGATCAAGGAATGTTGCATATGATTACGAAGGATCTAGTAGAGAGAGTTCTAGCCACATTTGTTCAGGCCTCACTCGGCGCCATGACCTCCAACTCAATGTTTGACCTTGGTGTTGATCAGTGGAAGATGATGGCTGGTGCAGGTGTTGCCGCAGCCATCTCGGTACTGAAGGGCTCGTTGGCCTCCAAGTTGGGGACCAAGGGCACGGCCTCATTGGCCGACTGATCTACTCAGACACCACAGATGGTGTATAGTATTGAGTAGTTGCTACGTAGTCTTACCTCAGGTGTGATCCTTTATGGCTGTTGATTTCTGGTCTCCGTCCTATAGGGCCTCGGCTAGTGATCTAACGGTTGCAATCTCACCGCTCGGCCTAGTTGAACTGGCCGATGAGGAGTTTGAGGTCCACGGCCCACGCCTGAATCGCTATTCAGCAGCGTGGGCGTGGTACCTCGGACATCACTGGGCGTACCGCCGAGAGTTCGGTGAGTCCCAGTTCTATCTGAACTATGTCCGCACCATGTCGGACTACATCACTAACTTCTGCTTTGGCAAGGCCGTACAGTTCCGCACCCCGGAACAGAACAACGCTATTATCCCCCACCTCCTCAACAAGGTGTGGGAACAGCACAACAACAAGGAACACACCCTGTGGGAGATGGGCCAGTTGGCATCTGTCACTGGGGATTGCTTCGTCAAGGTGGCCTATGAGGAGCCCTACGTAGACCCCATAGGGATTCCTATTGCGGGTAAGATTCGCATTCTCCCCCTTAACCCAGCCCACTGCTTTCCCGAGTACCATCCCCACGACAGGACCCGCCTGCTTCGCTTTAAGTTGAAGTACCGGTTCTGGGGGACGGCTTCAGAGGGTACTCGTCAGGTCTATACGTTCACCGAGATCATCACCGACGAGACCGTGGAGCAGTACATCAACGACGAGTTGGTGGACACCTATGCCAATGCTATTGGGCATATTCCTGTTGTTCACATTCCTAATACCACCATTTCGTCCTCCCCGTGGGGACAGAGTGACATCTGGGACATCATTCCGCTCAACCGAGAGTTGAATGAGAAGATGGCTGAGGTGTCAGACATCATCAACTACCACGCCGCCCCGGTGACTATCATCACCGGAGCCAAGGCGAGTCAGTTGGAAAGAGGTCCTAAGAAGGTTTGGGCTGGGTTGCCCAAGGATAGCAACGTCTTCAACCTTGAATCCAAGGGGGAGATGGCAGGTGCGCTTGAGTATATCCAGCACATCAAGCGCACGATGCACGAACTAACTGGTGTTCCTGAAACCGCACTTGGTCAGACCCAGCCCATTTCCAATACCAGCGGCGTCGCACTGGCTATTCAGTACCAGCCCATGATGAATCGCTATACCATGAAGAAGGTACACTTCACTAGGGGATTACAGAAGGTCAATGAACTGGTTATCCGTACTGCTGCTATCTTTGAGCCTCAGTTACTGGTGTTTGATGCTTCCGTCTCTGAAATGCCAGAGAAGGACAACGCTATTGAACTTGATCCCACAGACCCTCTCACCTACATGACCACCGTCCACTGGCCTGATCCCTTGCCAGTTGACGTACTGATTTCCTTGAACGAAATCCAAGCCAAACTTGCTCTTGGTCTTGAGTCCAAGCGTGGGGCACTCAAGATTCTCGGGGAAGAGTTCCCGAACGAGAAGATGGCTGAAGTGTTTGAGGAGCAGATGGAAGATGCTATGGATGCTGGCACGTTGGAGATGTTCAACGCCCAGATCATGCAGGCCGTTTTTGCCGCCACTGGAATGCTACCCCCCGAAGGGGCTGCACCACCCGGCGGATCGTCCAACGGGGAAGACGGTGGGCCACTCCCCGGCGTTGCTGCCCCCGGTGCGGACGCAGGGTTGTTAGACAACTTGATACAGCGGGCATACGGGGCGAGGTTCGCCCAGCGCCGTATTCCCTCAGAAGAAGAAACATAAGTAGCATTACTCTAGTTATTACTCGCCAAATCAGATATGGAGAATAGTTATGGCCGATACACCTACGGATACCACTGCGCCTGAAGCCCTAGCCGGGCTAGTAGTGTTGCCCCCCGCCCAGCAGCCTGTTGATACTACTGAGGTTACCGAAACTGCCTTTGCAGTGGGTACCGAAGAGTCAACGTCTGCTCGCACATTCTCTGAAGAGGATGTAGAGCGTATTCGTACTCAGGAGAAAGACAAGTTGTACAAGAGGCTTGAGGACTCCGATGGACGAGTCAAGACACTTGAAGACCA